TAATCACTATAATGTTTTGCTTTTCTTTCATAAGGAATTTGTTTTGATGAACCAAAATAATCCAGTCCATTCGCACTTACTTTATAAATATAATATTGATTGGGTTCCATCTTAATATAATATGTTGTATGTCTTTATATTGTTTTCAATTTTATTTTAATGTCAATATATCTCTATACGCGACTTCCACTCAGGATATCTATATCTACCGAGCAACCATATTCTACAAACACAATATAGTCAAGCGACATACCAGAAACATTCTGTCCAATAATTTGAACCGATTTCGGAACACTTTCCTCTACTGGAAGCATTCTCGCAACATTTACATAGTAATAGCAGTAATTCATTTCCCAACCTAACTGAGAAATCAGACCACTTGTGAGTCCATCCATTTGTCCCGCATTGACTGAATTGCATCCATTCACTTGATTGTTCCATTCCTCAAAAGCATAACGCTGTGTGTTATAAATAGCATTCTGTCCACTTATTACCACATTAAAGTTAGAGAAATGTGCTAAAGGTGCTGTAGGACCACAACCAGCGGGATCAAAAGGAGACTGATATTCGGGGATACCTACAACACCCGCTGGACCAGTTGTGAATGGGGCACTCGTCGTTGTTGCTGAAATAAAAGGAAGAATAAGAACAGATTTAATATTAGAGATACCATTTGTAATAAGTTGATTAATTGTATTACTTGAAGCGATACCCGTTATTTGATACTGATAAATATCCGTATATTTAATAGATTTAATAGGTGAAGAAAGATATGAACTTTCATAAAGAGGATTGAAAGTATATGCTGGAACATATAGATAAATATTTGAACCAACTAAACCCGTCTGTGCTGTTAGTGCGGTATTTAAACAAGTTCTTCCGACAGAGAGATTGACTTGATAAAGTGCTGAAGTGCCAGTGTTATTAGTAGCGTATAATTTAGAAGCACCTTGTGTAGTAGCAACACTGGCAATCATTACTGGATTAACACCTCCAGAAGGAACAGAAACAGCAGAGAGTGTCATAGATGCTGGGATAGAAGGTGTCGCTGCCGAACCTACAACACTCAGTGTAGTGTTAGAGTTATTTAAATTTAGTGTCATCTTCATATACACACCTTTTAGTAGTGGAACAAACTGAAAAAATGAATGAAGATGCTTTAAATAAACAACTGCAGAAACAGAAATTTGAACGACAGTGGCACTCTTAAAAGAAACAAATGATTTCCATAATAATTGAACTGAAGCAGTCGGTAATAGAGTTCCATAAGTAGAAGCACCAAGAGTTGTGACTGGAACACCCGCTGGATCAAAATTAATATATTGCTGTCTTGCTAAAAATCCATCATTACCTTGTCCCGATTTAAAACCATTAAAAACATCACCATTTACTACTGGTGAAGCGATCAATAAATTTGTGTTATTTGTCACACCAATACCATTAAGAGAAACAGCACTTGCTAAAGTCCAAGACAAAGGATTATCGGGATAAAACCCAATAGTAGGTCCTAAAGTTGTGATCTCGTTAATTGAAAGACTCGTCATTAATTTAAAAATATTATACATATTGCAGAATGGAGTCTGTTGGCAAATAGTTGTGCCGTTATAATCTAGAGTGAAAGAATGAATAATAGATCCAAACCAATTTTTAAGACCCATAGCATAATCAGCAGAGGTCGTAGATGTGCTAAATGCTGCCGAAGTTCCAGCGGGTGAGAAAAGTGTTAAAAGTAATGGAATATATAAATACGCTTCCCTGTAAGACATCCATTTATTACTATTAGACAACTGAGAAGTGTCAATAATGGACTGATTACCTGCATAATTGCCATTCATATTATCGAGAATATTTAAAAAATCTTTTTTTACAAAAACATTTGGAGAACCTTCTATTTCTTGAGATAAGTCAAATACAAGTTTGTCGCCCATATATTATTAGTTAGAAAAAAAAATAACTAATAAAACTAATTAATCCTAAATACTAAATGTAATATTCTTTTCTTTTTTACCTTTTTTTGTTTTTATTAAAAGATTTTCTAATTTTTGATTCATATTTCCTAAACCTCTACCTTTTGTTAAAAGAGGATTAAGTCCAGTAGTTTCAATATAATCTTCTAAAGAACTATAACTACTTCCATTACCAGCACCACCTTTATTCAAAAGGACTGCTCCTATACCTTTTCCTTTTATAGATTTAAATGTATGGACGATAGGTCCTCCTTTAAAATATGCTTTCGTAGGTTTAACCATAATATATATATATATAAAGATTTTAATTGTCTAAAGATTGTTTAATTTTTTTTTTTAAATTTCGTAATCTTAAAGTATTCATCATTAAAGTATTTAACAAAGTAAATTGTTTTTGTAAATCTTTTTCCTTATTATCACTTGTTCCCGTCTTAATATCAGTTAAAAGAGATTGCTGTTCTCTTGAAAGGTTGTCGTATAAAGTATCTAAATATTGTTCAGTTAAATCGTTCATATATATAATTAAGATAATTATTTTATAATTTAAACTTATAATCTTTCTTCATCATCTTTTATAACCAACATTATTGTCATTTGTGGGTCATTAATAGGTATAGGTGCAAAATTATTTCCTAAAAGGGTGATCGTTAAATTATTATATGTTCCATTAATCATTTTATTCCAAGCAAAATTCGGAGGTGTCTGTGTTATTAAACTTCCTACAGCACCTTGAGCAGTTATACTATAAATAATACTGGAAGGAATTGAATATGGATTATTTACATTACTTATACTAATATAAATTGTTGAATTAGGTTGAAGATTAGGTGCTTGTGTAGATAAACAACTTATTGTCCCTGTAGCAGTATTTTTAGCGATAAGGTTTTGATTTGCTGGAACTGAATACCCATTACTTGTATTATCGGGTGTTGCGTAATTAACAGAAAATCCCAAAATAATATTTAAACTTGCTGGGATTGTGATAATAGGATTAAAAGTATTTGTAGGATAACCACCAAATCCCGCTGGTTCAGTAAAACCAGTGGGTAAAGCAAGAGGAAATAAAAATGTATTAATTTGAACAGCATATCTTGTAGGATTTAAAACAAATTCTGCATAATAAACATTTTGTCCCGAAGCATTCACTAAATAATGTTTATTAGAAATAAAAGTAAATTGTAAAAGATTGTTAAGGTCTGCTACTTCATAAGTCCCGTCTGGAATTATAATAGTATAGGTGGTTGATGTTCCTCCAACCACCCAAGTATATGTAAATGTATTATTTTGATAAAGAGATGAAATATTAAACCAAGAATAATAAATAGAAACAGATGAGACTGCGATTGAATTATTTTCAAATTTTATGGAATTTGGAAAATTGTATTTTAATTTATTATTTTGTCCGTCAGTAATAATATTAGATTGACTAAAGACCAATGATCGCATAGAATTAATATATGATGAGATTTTATTTTTTTATTATTTACGAAAAGGTAAAATATGTGGTATTGCTATTAATTGTCTTGTTTCTGCTTGGTCTAATCTTTTAAATTTAGGTTTTTTAATTTGACCACCTATAATTGTCGGAGATTGTGATATTCCTAAATTAAAAGGCACTTGACTTCCACCAAAAAAGAAAGGTGCTTGACTACTGCTACTTTTCATTTGAGGAGTATTATTAGAAGACCAAGGGTTAGAAAGTTTCGGATTATAATTAGAAGTGACAACACTCATATATATTATAAAAAGAAAAAATTAATATCCTAAAGAAGCAAGATCTATTAAAATTTCTTTTCCTTCGTTTCTCGGAAGTATATCTTGATTAATAAGTTTTATAATAAGCAGTTTAAATTTTTTAATATATTCTATATTATCATTACCCGATAAGATTTCACCTTTCATAATTTCAAATTCATTTACATTTTTATCTAATTCTTTTTTATTTGGTGTTGGAATACTTAATCTATCAATAATATTGCTTTCTTTTGATAGTTTATGTAAATATATTTTCTCTTCGTCCGTTAATTTTTCTAAAGCATCATAAGTAGGCATACCACCGCCTATAATTGTCTTTACAACAGAACTTAAATTATTACTAACAAGTCTAACGGGTAATCTTGCTGAATGTCCACTTTCTCTTCTTATAGATATAATATTTTTATTTAATTTATTTTTATTTATAAAATATCTTCCTAAAGGAACATATTTATCTTGAGGTTTAATTCCTTCTTCTGTTTCTATTATTATTGTTTTTGATTTTCTTGATAAACCTCTTCCTTTCATTCTTATTCCTACACCTCCTATAGGTGGAGGAGATATATTTTGAACTGAAATAATTTTTTTTCCTTTTGGTTTTTTTTCTTTTGGTTTTTTTTCTTTTTTTATTATTAAAGGAGGAGAAGGAGGTTGCTGAGGTTGTGCTATTGGTAATTGTGGAGAAGGAGGAAGTGGTCCTGCACCACCCGCTGGTTTAGGTAATTTTTGTGATTGAGGCGTTAATAATGCTCTCGGAGAAATTATAGATGCTGGTGCTGTAATAATATAAGCACCCGTAGTAGAAATTGTTCCTAATAAAGGTTCTATTAAATAATTCAATATAATAACTGCTTCCTTTATTTTTTGTTCAGTTGATTTTATTCCACCTTTAATATTTAACATAGCATTTGTAATTCCCGAAACATATATTTTTTTTATGGGATCAATATAATCATTAAATAATTGTTCTTTAGTTAAATTTTTTGCTAATATTTGGTCTGTAGGTTCATATATTTGTCTTATATCGGTTTCTTGTTTATAAGTTATTGGTCTTGTTAAAGGAGGTGGTGTAGTAGAAGGTTGAATGGGTGCGATTGGTGATTGTAATGCTAAAGATTGTTGTGCTTGTTGAGCAGTTTGAGGAGAAGCACTTGTTTGTTGTGTTTCAAAAGGATTATTAATACGAGTAGTTGGAAGTGCTTCTTGAACGGATCGGTAAATATATTTCATTTGTGAAATGGTTTGTGGTTTTATTGCTATTAATCCTTCTATAACACTTCCTATTTGATTTATTCTTGTTATATCATTTTTAGAAGAAGCAACTTTTAATTGTGATAATAATTTAGCGACATCATTAGCATTCGGCAAATCTTCTAAAGATTGTGCCATTAATTCTTGTATCGTTGCTTTTGTTATAGCATCTTGAATTTGAGATATAGCACTAATGAATTCTTTTGAAGGTAAAACTTTTTGTAAATCGTCAATTTTATCATTAATACTTGAATATAACACTCTATTTAAACTATTAGCATCATCTTTTATTTCTTGTCTTAATTGTTGTAATACAGCGGGACTTACTAATTGTGATATTTGTCTTACTCCCATTAAGATCGCTTCTCCAGTTGCTTGTTGTAATCCATCTTCTACACCAAAATTGCGTTCTACTTTTGCCCTATATGTTCGTAAAAAAGGTAGGAAAACATCTGCTAATATTCCTAATTTATATTTTGGTTTTAATATTCTTATTATTTCTGTTATATTTTGTGCTAAAAATATTAATTCTACTGGATCTGTTATATCATTTAATATTTGTTCTGTTTGTGTGCCGTCAGCAATAGGACTTAATTCTTTTCTTAATTCTAATTTTAATCGTTGTATATCAGCAAATTTTTCAGCACTCGTTCTCGTATCAGTCATTTGTGTAGGTGTCTGACCCGTTTTAACATAAATTTTATTTGCTTGAAGATTGATGTCATCATTTTGTGCTTGAAGTGCTAAAGAGGAAAGATATTGTTCCCTAAACTTAGAAGCATCCGTAGGATTTTTCAAAGGATATCCACTCATTATATATTTGATAGATAAAAAAATATATAATAAATACAATTAAAAATTACGCTTATATATTGCGAATTTTGTATAATCATTTTTATCTATAGATAAAAGTGCTTCTTCAGTAATAAAATTAAAATCTTTTTCTATTTGTTCTTCTACACCTTCATCAAATAATAATTTTACTTTTTCTAAAAGAACTCTTTTTTGTAGGTTAGACAAAGTATTTGTATTTGTAAGAATAGGATGAAATCCCATTTCTTTTAAAATAATAACTTTACACTTTTGTGCTTTATCTCTTTTTTTTTGTATTTCTTTTTGTTCTGCAGTTAATTCTTGAACGGGTTCGTCGGGGGTTTCAAATAGTCTCGGTGGGTATTCTTCCATATATAATTAAGGAGATATTTTATTTTTATATTTTAAACTTATTTTATTTTTTTTTAAATTATACTTTTTATATTTATTTAATTTTAATTGTGTATTATAATTAGTAGTAGATTGTGGACTTATACAAAAATTAATATATTTTAACCAAGAATAATTTTTTGTAGAAATTTTAAATAATTTATAATAAGAAATATATCCAAGATTTTCTTTTACTTTTTTTAATTCCACTTTTTCTTTTAATAATATATTATACATATATTTTATTCCTTTTCTTAATCGTCTTTCTAAAATTCTTAATTTTATTTTTTGTCTAATACATATTAATTTTAAACATATATCTTTTTGTATTTTTATTTTTTTTTTATATTCCTTAATTAATTTTGTTTTTTCTTTCCATTCATTAAACATTTTTTCTGTCATATATTTTATGCATTTTTTTTTATTTCCTAATTTTAATTTATTTAAATATTTATTATCTTGTGGACTTAATAAATTATATTTTGTTTTACATACACTACCTACTAAAATATTATATCCCGTATATTTATTTGTTATTAAATATTGATTATCATCCATTACCCAGTGTCCGCAACAACAATAACAATCTTTTTCATTCCAAAACATATCTTCTTTTTTTGCTACTATATCATATACCGAATGAATAGTAATCGTAAAATTATTTCCTAATACATCTTCCCATTTATGAACTCTTGATAAATCGCTTACTAATAAACAAAATAATCCGAAGAAACTTGGATATGAATATTTATTATCTTCTAATTTAAAAGGGTGTTTAGATATTGTTAATAAAGATTGATTAACTATAAATATTTTTCTTAATTTATGTTGTAATAATTGTAATTTATCAAAATTAATATTATTGAATTCTTCCATATTAATTTCGTTTTTTATAAAATTAATAAATTTAAATAATCCTTCATTCCATTCAATCGGGATTCTACTTTCAATTTTATTATTCATATTCTTATAATAGTTATAGGGGAATTTTTTAAATCAATTTTTTATATATTTCCTATAATAGAATGTTATTATTTGCACTATTTTTACTACCCTATAATAAAATGACGAAATGACAAATTTTGCCTTTATTTTGAAAAGTAATAATTATTCTTAAAATAAATTCGGAGGAATTCCTCTAAATTTATTTTTCATTATGTTTGACTTCTTCATTTTGGGGCAAAATTTGTCATTTTGTCATTTCCCTATAATTTATTTATAATAGTTTTACAAAGGATTATTTTTGTTATTTATTATGCTTATAATTATTATTATTATTTTTTTATAAAAAGAAAGAAAGATATATTTATAATAAATATTACAAAAGCAAAGAAAGAACCCTATAATAAAATGACGAAATGACGAATTTTGCCCTTGTTTGATAAAGTTAATATTATTTGAGAATAAATTCGGAGGAATTCCTCGTTTTTTTTTCTCGTTATGTAGAACTTTTCCATTTTAGGGCAGATTTTGTCATTTCGTCATTTTGTTATAGGGTTCTTTCTTTGCTTTTGTAATATTTATTATAAATATATCTTTCTTTCTTTTTATAAAAAAATAATAATAATAATAATTATAATAATTATAAGCATAATAGATAACAAAAATAATCCTTTGTAAAACTATTATAAATAAATTATAGGGAAATGACGAAATGACAAATTCTGCCCCAAAATAGAGAAACCCTTGAGAGATGAAAAATAAATTTAGAGGAATTCTTCCAAATTTATTTTAAGAATAATTATTACTTTTCATTTTGAGGGCAAAATTTGTCATTTTGTCATTTTATTATAGGGTAGTAAAAAATATATTTGATTTACTTATTTATTAATATTTTAAATTATTATTTTATATATATTTCGTTCTGATAATAGATAACAAAAATATTCCTTTATAAAACTATAAAAATAAAATATAGGGAAATGACGAAATGACAAATTCTGCCCCAAAATAAAGAAACCCTTGAGAATGAAAAAATAAATTTGGAAGAATTATTCCAAATTTATTCTACGAATAATTATTACTTTTCATTTTGAGGGCAGAATTCGTCATTTTGTCATTTTATTATAGGGTAGTAAAAAATATATTTGATTTACTTATTTATTAATATTTTAAATTAAATGTCTTCTTTTATTTTATATTTGCATAATATATTTCGTTCCGCTTTTCCGTTTATTGCTTTTCTTTCATAATATATTCCATTAAAATCGGAATGACTTGCGAAGAAATCTACGAAATAGGTTTTATTATATTTTCTTTTTTCCGCTTTTGTAAGATTAATATAGGATGGACAAGTTGATATTAAACTATATACATCGCTAATTTTTATAAAATCTTTTGGTTCGTCATTCGGTTCATAATAATCCTTAAACATTTTTAATATAGTAAAACTTTCATTAATATATTTTTGACTTCTTTCTTTTACACTATCGGGAATATTTAATTCATAATTATTTTTTTTTAAATCCTTGAATGCTTTAAATAATAAATAAACAAAAGCATCTCTGTGTTCTAATTTCCATTCCATAGTTTTATATTTTACATCTGCTTGAAATATAGTTGTATTATTAATTAATTCTTTTTTATCCGTAAATTTATTTGGAAATAAAACATCTATAATTCTTCTTGCTTCTGCATCTGTCGGATCTTCTTCAAATAAAGGTCTCTTATTACATTCCATAATTAATAATAAAGCGAGAGTAATCTCGCAGTCATTTTTACCCGCATATAAATCTCTACCCGATATATTACCTCCGCCCGTTATTTCTTTTACTCTATCATTTTTTAATTTAGTATTTTCTGTAGGTTCTTTCATAATACATATTCTTTTATTATGAAGTTTTACTTTTTCGGGATTCGGTCCAGTTTTATCTTTTTCCGTTAATAAACATACGGGTGCATATATATAACAATATTCACCGAATACTAATTTTACGAATTCATCTAATAATCCTTTACCATTACCTCCTCCTCCGTTAAATACTACGAATTTTTCTATCGCTTGTCCAGTAAATCCACAACTTAATATTTCTAATACTAATTGTAATACTTTTGGATCGGGTAATATTTTTTTTAATAAATCCGTTAAATCTTTTAATTTTGTAGGATCTATTTCTTCCTTATAATCATACCCGCAAGTCCAAGAAATATAGTCATCAAATTTTGCTGGTCTTGTCGTCATACTATTTAAATCCATAACGCAATTTGTAAAAGCGAATAAATTAACATTTGAATTTAATTTTTTTTCAAATTCTACATCTAAAATCATATCTCCTATTTCTTTTACGATATTATTTTTATCGGTCGTTTTTTCTAATTTAGTAATTAAATTACCTAATTCTTTTATTTCTTTTGATAAGATCTCTTCATCCGAAGAAGATTGTAATTTTTCAAATTTAGCGGATAATTCCGTATCATATAACGCTTTTAATTCATTTGAAATCATATTTCGCATTCCGCTACATCCATTATCTAACTTCCATCTTCCCGTTTCTTTATCAAACATATAACATTTTTTAGAAGGTATATCTACCATCTTAAAATTATTTCCAAATCTATTTACGAATACTTTTGCTATAGCGTATTCGGTAGAATTTTTAATACTATTATCTAAACTAATAACCTTTTTCGTTTTTGTTTTTTTAGGAGGAAATAATGTTTCATATTTTTTTAAATCTTCTTTTTTAGCGACTTTTATCATACTCGCTATAGTCATTTTTTTATTATCACTTGTCTGTTTATTTATTATTTGTTCGTATTTTTTATCTACTTCATCTTCATCATATTTATTACTTAATTTTGAAAATTGATGAATTAAATCATAACCTTCTTTTTTATTCTCTACGGAATTATATATTGCACACATATATTTAAACCAGTCGCTATAAGGATCGGCAAGTTGTTTAAAACATTCAAAATTTTCTAATAATAATTTTATCGTTTTTCCGTTATCACTCTGAGAATATTTAGGTTCTTCCTTTTTATCGTCTTTATCTTTTTTAGGATCATTATTTTTTAATACTTTTTGTAATGCTTCATATATTCCTAAATTTTCGCATTCTTCTTCTTCGTTTATTATTTCATTTTCTATATTTATATCATAATTGCAGTGGTAAAATTCAATTCCTATATCCATATCTTCTTCTCTCATAAAAGGGTCAAATGTTCCTAAAGATTGAGTCATATTATTAAGTTATAGGAATATTATATTTTTAAATCAATTTTTTTTTATATATTATAATAAAATTATTAAATTAGAGCAAATAAAAATATTAAATTATAAAATTAGGGCAAATAATAATATATAACAAAAAAAAAATATTTATTAATTTAATTATTTATTTATAAATTAATTATTAATTTTATTAATTTTATTTTGTAGTTTATTTAATTTTTCTTGTTTTTTTTCTTCTTTCGTTTTCGGTTCATTTTCTAATACTATAATTATATCGCCGTAGGGATGATAGGTTGTTCCCGTTCCCGTTTCTAATTCATAGGGTTCTGCTCCCTCCCAATTACTATTTACAAATATACGATATGAATATTTAATTTTTTTATTTTGCTTACATTTAAAATTAATATGTTTATCTGTTAAGGTAATAACATATTTAATTCTTCTTTTACTTTCTATTCCTAATTCTTTTTTTAATTTAGTTAAACTTTTTTTATCGCAATAACTTTTCATATCGCTATATAAATCCCATTCTTCTTGTTTATCACTATATAATTACGCTTTACCTTGTTCGGCGTTCATAATAGTAAAATTAAAATCGTTAATCGTAATAGTAGTATTCATCTTAATTATACCTTTACTTTTTATATAAATTTATTTCAATTTTTTTTATTAAATATTAAAATTAGAGCAAAATGACAAAATGACAAATTTCGCCCTTATATTAAAAAATATTTATTTATAATAAAATAAATTTAGAAGAATTATTCTTTTTTTTTTTTTTTAACTTTTCTAATTTAGGGCAAAATTTGTCATTTCGTCATTTCCTATAATTTATATTTTATATTTTATATTTTCTTTTTTATAATAGTAATAATAATAATAATAATAATAATTAAATTAGAGCAAATAATAATATTTTATAAAAAAAATTGAAAGAGAAAGACCTATAAAAGAATATATGAAAAATATAGAAATCGGAAGTATAATTAATTAAGAATTATAATAATAAATAATAATAATTAATAAATATTTTTTTTATTATTATTTTATAATTAGAGCAAATATAATTATTTATTTTTTTTCGCTTCCCTCGCTTCTCTCATACGCTTTCCCCATTCTTTCGCTTCCGCAGATCCTTTTTTATTTTTTAACCCCATACCTTTAAATGTAGTATTATCATTAAAACCTAATTCTTTTTGTAGTTGATATCCTCCATATGAACCTCCAGCACTTCCTAATACACCTCCAACTGGTCCACCTACGCTTCCTAATACACCTCCTACAGCAGAACCTACCGAAGGAATTAAATAATGCCCTAAAACTTCAGCATTATAAGGTGTCGCTACTTGTTCAACTTTATCAATTGCTTGTTTAACGGGTTCAAATGCTTTTTTAACGGGTTGAAATGCTTTTTTAATATCATTACCGATTGATTTAATACTTCCACCTTCAATATGATGATGATGATGAATAATACCTTTACCATCCATTTCTATCCTATGAAAATGGTGCATATGTTTAATACCTCTACCCGAAGAAGGTGTAGAAGCATATAGACCGCCACCTCCAGCATATAAACCCATACCTTCAAGATCACTATCACTTTCACTATCGCTTTCAATATTTTTTTTACTTTGCTTTTTACCCATAATATTGCTAAATATTATATTTTTTTCTTTATCAACCATATTTTCTGTTTTCATATGTTTATCAAAAGATTTTTTTAATTTTATTAAATCTTTATTATCACTATTAAAATGATTTACAGTTAAACCATTTCCAATTGCTTCACCACCAGCATTTGCTAATAATTCTTTTGCTAAAAGGGATTTTTTTACAATTGCTTTTGGTGTTATTAATCCTTGAAACCAATTATCTCCTTTTGCTAAATCTTGTTGTCTTCTTTCTTCTTTTAATCGGAGTGCTTCTTCTAAACCATATTTTTCTGTTTCTACCCTTAATTTACCGCTTTCATTTTTTTGATTTTGAACTATTCTTCTTATTTCTTCATCAGTCTTACCAGCATATTTTAAGGGTTTTCTTCTAACATTCTTTCTTTTTGGTTTTTCTTTTTCTTTTTCTTTTTCTCCTTTATTTTTCGGATTAGCGTTATCCGTCATTTTTTTATTACCTATAACCTCTACAACAACATCTGAATCTTTATCTCTACTTCTATTAACATCTATATTTTTTGACATCATTTCGGGTCTTCCTCTTTCTTTATTTTTAAAATCTTTAGTTTTAGGAATCCATTTTAACGGAACATCACTATATTTATCAATAATATCAAAATGTTTATTAATAATATCTTGATCGGTTTTACTAAATAAAGATAAAGGAATCGGATCTTGTGAATGTTCCATAATAACAGCATCCTCTATTGGTTTTCTAATTAATTTAATAGATTTCTTTTTTTTACGAGTAGATAAATTTCTCACTTTTGTTAAAGGATTTACTAACTTATAACTTATCGCACCCGTTTTTTTATTTATTAATTGTTCAGCAAAATATTCGGGTAAAGCGATTTCAGTCTTATTCATAATAGGAATAATAACACTATCATCTTTTATAGATTTAGAAGGTTTCGTTTTTTTCTTTTTCTTTTTATCCTTTACTTCTTTATCTTTTTTATCTTTTTCTTCTTTATCTTTTTCTTCTTTATCTTTTTTATCTTTATCTTTTTCTTCTTTTTCTTTTTTATCTTTTGCTTCTTTATCTTTTTTATCTTTTTTATCTTTTGCTTCTTTATCTTTTTCTTCTTTATCTATTCTGTCATCAACTTCATTCCAAAAATCTTCTTCTGCGTCTGCTTGTTGTTTATAAAATTCTTCATTATTTTTATTTTTTTCTTCATTTTCTTTTTTAGTTCTATTCATAAAATCACTTATACTTTCTTCTTTCTTTTTTGGTTTTTTATCTTTCGGCATATATATAATTAAGATAAGAAAAAATTTAAATATCCTTAATTCCTAATATTTGCAATAGACCTTTCCTAAATCTTTGTTCTTTATCTGCTTCCATATCAATAATTAACGGACTAAATTTTTCTTTGGTTGCGTATTCATATAATTGTAATAATTCTTCTTTGGTGACTCCTAAACCGAATTCACTTAAAATTAAATTTACTTCTCTATTTCCCGATAATTTTAATAAAACCATATAAGAACAATTATTTCTTATAATTTTAGGTATTTTAAAATAAGATTGAGAAATAAATATAACCGAACAATTTAATTTTCTTGCTCTAATATAATAATTTTCTACCATACTTAAATCTTTAGATAATACTAAATCATCCCATACGACTAAATGATTTTTATTTTTATCAAATTCATCAAGTTTAGGAGAAGTAGATAATCCTTCGGTAATTCTTATTTGATCGCATTCACTTTCTAACCATCTATATAATGGTTCATCTTTATTCCGAGTAATAATATTTATTGTAGCAAAAGTCCCTTTATCTCCAGCACAAAAAAGATGAATAAGATTTAATAAAAAATTAGATTTACCACTTCCACTTGGTGCTACCACACACATACGAAAAGGTAATTTTAAATTATGTAAATGATAATTAGGGTTATCTACTTTGTCTAAAAAGGATTTTGGAATTTTTTCATACATATTAATAATTTGTCCGTCAAGTTCTTTTTTTTTAGGGGGCATATTATAAATAGTTTAGATTTTATTTTTTTAATCTTAACTTATATTAATGAGTGCCTATCAACCTCCCACAGAAAATGTTCCGATTTTTGATAGTTCTAATTTTTACACAAATTTAGATAATCCGCTTACCATAAGAGATGGATTAAAATATTTTTTATCTTATCCTAATGCTCAAGGAACTCAAAATTTTACAGATATGGTTTCTAATGGAATCGCACAATTTACAAATAATTTAAGAACCTCTTTTTTATCTGGTATAATAGATGGAGGAACTTTTTATATAGATGCTGATGAAAATGGTGGTGATATAGTAATAACTAGTAAAACTGCTGGAAGTAAAACAATTATACAAAGAGACGAAGGAGGAACGATTACGAATTGTGCTACTTTTGAATATGATGGTATTACAGCAAGATTATTTGGAACAAGTGATTATACTTATAGTGTTTTTTCTCCAGAAGGAGTTCTTAATGGAAGTATAATGTATGATGATGGGACTTATTCTCGTTATTTATCTAATGCTGGAACTCTTATAGGTCAAGCATTAATAACTGGAGGTGAAGGTGTTCTTCCTTATTGGGGAAACCCTGAGAGTTGCACATCTGCCGTTTATGCTGATAATATTAGTGGAGGATCTCTTGGAAGAATACCTTATCAAGCAAGTATAGATAATACTTTATTTACTACTGTCGGAACAAATGGACAAAGTCTAATGAGTGGTGGAGGTGTTATTGCTCCTTTTTGGGCGAATAATTTAGGATATGTAAGTGAAGTAAATGCTCAAACCGCTTCTGGTGCAACAGATTATACTTTAAATACTGCACCATTACTAACAAATTGTTATAACACTATAATTTATTTTACTGGATGGGGTGCAAGAAGATTGCAAATTCCTAATTCACTAACTCCTCCAAATGGAACAAGTTTTATAATAGTTAATAAAACAAATTCCACTGTGAGTATATATAGGCAAGATTATACTATTACTACAAATCTTATAATCTCTTTTGCTAGTCCTACAACTACTAATTTTTCTACAACTGGAGGCACATTTGCTTATTATACTGAAACTGGTTGGATTAAAATTAATTAAGTTAAATAAAAATATTTATAATATAATAATATAATAATATGAGTGCTTATCAACCTCCTTTAGAAAGTCTTCCTATTTTTGATTCAAGTCAATTTACGAATGCTAATAGTGGTAATGGTGCTTTATCAAATGAATATTTACAATTTCCAAACGCTCAAGGAACAGAAAATTTTACAGATATAAATGTAGGAGGAATTTTATCAGTAGATACACTTAATAATAATGCGAATATGTTTTTTACTATTAATAGCGTAAATAAATTAAAATTAGATTCTACTGGTATGTTAATAAATACTATTTCTTCTTTTAATGGGAATCCTTTAGCATTGACTAATTATGCAAGTGGTGCTGGTCCTTTAACTATTAATGGTAATGGAAGTAAAGTGCGAATAATGAGAAATTCTACAACAACTATTGCTGATTTTGATTTAAGTGGTTGTTCATTAACTACTGGTTTATATAATGGAGATTTAAATGGTTCAGCAAAACAAGTAGGTGTGACAGATAGTATTTTAGATGTTAATTATCAGTTAATGATGGGAATATCTTATGGAACAAATACAGCAACTACAATTTATACTGATGGTAATGCTTATATGTATTATAACCCCTTCACTTCAAAATTAACTTGTCCTAAAATTACAAGCACCTTTACTGGAAATTTAACGGGTAATGTGACTGGTAATGTGACTGGAAATTTAACGGGTTCAGCATCTCAAATTACTACCACAAATACAACAACAAATGCGTCATATTTTTTAACTTTTAGTGATAGTAATATAAATGGAAATGGTGCGATTTATAAATCTGCTTCAATTTCAGTTAATCCAAATACGAATACTATAACAGCAACCACTTTTAGTGGTAATTTAACGGGTAATGTGACGGGAAATTTAACTGGTGTGGCAAGTCAAATTACTACAACAAATACAACGACAAATGCAACTCATTATTTAAATTTTAGTGATAGTAGTTCAACTGGAAATGGATCAGTTCAAAAAACTGCTGGACTTAATGTTAATCCAAATACAAATACAATAACAGCAACTAATTTAATAACAACAAATTTAAATAGTCCAAGTGCTACTGATTTAACAATAAATAGTCCTACAAAAATATTGCTTCAAAATAATCTCACTACTATAGCAACAATAAATAATTTAGGTATTAATGTATCTACTGGATATTTAACTTCATCGGGTAATATTACAATAAATTCACAAGCGGGAGATGTAAGATTTCAATCTAATTCAATTACTTATGGTTATGTAAATTCTACTGGTATTTATACTTCTAATGGTGCTGTTTTTAATGGAACATTAGCGGGAACATCATATAATACAAATAATATTAATGGCACTGATCTTGGTGCTATACCTTATACTTCAGCAACAAATACGACTCTTTTTTCAACTGTAGGAACTGCTGGACAAAATTTTATAAGCGGTGGTGCGGGACAACCTTCTTGGATTAATAATGTTGCTAATATAAGTGGTAGTATAACAGCAAAAACGGGAAATTATACTATTGCTACAACTGATTTAAATAAGATTATTCCTTTTAATGCTCCAGCGGGTGGATGCTATGTTATATTACCTATTACTGGTTTTTCTGATTTAAGTAGTTTAATAATTACAAATAAATCAACCCTTGGTGCTTTAAGTGTTTATAGAACTACAAACACCGCTGCCAATTTATTACAAACTTTTGCTATTAATACAACTGCTAATAATTCTACGAGTATGACCTTCACTTGGGTGAGTTCTTTAAACACTTGGATATCGTTAGGAGGAGTAAGTTAATTATTATTATTATTATTATTATTATTATTTTTTAGAAAAAGAAGAAAGAAAAGAAGAAATGACGAAATGACAAATTTTGCCTCAAAATGAAGAAGTCAAACATAATGAAAAAAAAAAAAGAATAATTATTCCAAATTTATTTTCAAATAATTATAACTTTTCAAAATAAGGGCAGAATTTGTCATTTCGTCATTTTGTTATTATCTATTAATATATATATGGATACTGGAACCTTTGACGCAGTGTTTTTTAGTTTTTTAATCACTTCAGTTATTGGTTGTATTTTAGGATTTACAAAACTTATTTATAAAAGTAAGTGTAAGTCTTGTAGTTGTTGTGGTGTGAAAATAGAACGAGATGTAGAAACAGAGGAAAAAATAGATGAATTAGAAATACAACGAAGTAATGCTTTAGGTAATAACGATTTAGGAGAAAGTAAAAAATAAATAGTTATTATATATATGCCTATAATAAATAATGAAGAATTATATAATAAAGTAAAAGAATATGCTAATAAAATATATTCAAAACCTTCAGCATATAAGAGTGGATTTATTGTTAAAAAGTATAAAGAATTAGGAGGGACTTATACAGATGATAATAAACCTAAAAATTTAAAAAGATGGTATAAAGAAGATTGGGAAGATATTGGCAATAAAGAGTATCCAGTTTATAGACCTACAAAAAGAATTAATAAAGATACTCCTTTAATACAAGAAGAAATAGATCCTATAAATCTAAAAAAGCAAATTGAACTGAAACAAATTATTAAAGGTAATTATAATTTACCTAAATTTAAAAAAAAAGATAATATTATGAAGATAATAAATGTTATTCCTTCTACAAAATTAAATAAAAAATATACTGCAATATTATCAAATGGAGAAGAATTTGATTTCGGATTAGATGGATCTTCTACATATTTAAATCATAAAGATAAAATAAAAAGATTAAATTATATAAAAAGACATATGGGAAATAAAAGAGAAAAAGAATTAATAGAAAATCTTATACCTTCTCCAGCATTATTTTCATTAGCACTTTTATGGGGTAAATATGATAATTTAGAAGATAATATTAAATGGTTAAATTCGTTATGGGAAGATAAATAAAATATTTATAATAATATGAATTGTATAATTTGTATGAAACCATTAAGAAAAACGAAAAGAATAGATTTTGTAAATCGTTGTGAACACTTCTCTTGTATAGAAAAATTAAAGAAAAAAAAATATGAAGAAGAATTACAAGAATTAATAGACCTAATAAGCGAAGGATTAAAAAGAATAGAATTAGATTTTGGATATAATATACTAATAATTAAGGAAAGAATATAAAAAAAACCTATAATATATATATAAATGAAAGGCACATATTCTCAAAATAAGAATAGTATTTATAGATATATGAAAAATAATCCCGAAAAAATGAAACAGATTAGACATAAAACATATTTAAAAAGAAAGTTTAGAAAAAATTTATTAATTGAAATTTTAAGAGAAATTGAAAAAAGAAGTTTAGCAAAAAATTAATCATTCTTCACATAAGTATCTAACATTCCACTTGAACTTCCCATATCACTCATCGTTTTAGCGATATCTTTATTTTTAGCAATTGTATCACCGAATTTATTTGTTAAATAAGTATGTCGCATTTGGTTTGTTGAAATCTTTTTATCTCCGAATATTTTATTAAATCTTTGATTAAGTTTCACATTTGTTAATTTATTCATATTTGTATCAAATAATAAATATTTTGTTGGATTTACTGAAATCCATTTTTTTAAAATACTTAATAAAGGTTTAGGGACTAATAGTTCTTGAGTTCCGTAAAATTTAGCAGTCTTATAAGAATTAAAAAACATCTTATTTTTTTCTAAAAAATTATCTGTCTCTTTATTTGGACTATTTATAACGAAGTCGCAGTAATCTTTAGATCGCCTAACGGGTATTCCACACACACCTCCAAGCAAACACATTATAATAAAGTTTTGTATTTGTTGTAAGTCTGCTGGTTTTAAATCTTTCTTTTTATATAATAGTTCAGCATTTTTTTTTAAATCTTCATAAACTTCCTTAATGTCCTCAGTTTCTACCCAGTTCTCTTCTTGAGTTTCACTTTTTTGTTGTTTCCCTATTTCTTTATTATATGCTGATATATCTTCCAGCATTAATGATTTATATTTTTTATTATCATTAGTGATAATAACAAGTGCAGATAATATTGTTTTTCTTTTATTCGGAGGTAAATCTTTTAAATGATTTAAAAATTTATCTGTTTCTTCAAACTTTTTAAAATCTATATCTTCATCTCCAAATACTTTTTTATAAATATTCTTTAGGATAGAATTATAAGTGATAATACTGGAAGCAGATAATTGAGGGCGACATTCTTTAATTTTTTCTTTAAGGTCCATATAATTAAGGAAGAGATAATAATTTTAAATATTAAACTTAATTATTAGTTTGTTTAGCAAAATTTTAATCTTTGTATTATATAAATGGAAAGAAGTATAACTAACGATCTCGCTTTTGGTGCTAATAATGAATTAAAAGTTATTGATATTCTAAAAATTCACTGGAAAGATGATACCATAACAAAAACAAAAAATAAGTATTGTAAATACGATTTTGAGAGTGAAAATTGTATATGGGAATTAAAAAGCAGAAGAAATACAAAAACACAATATCCTACAACTATTATTCCCGAACATAAATTAATTGATATTCCTAAAGATTATTATTTTGTTTTTTATTTTTCAAATAATATATGTTGTTATATTAAGTATGATAAAGAATTATTTGAAACTTTTAAAAGAAAAAGTGTTAGATGTTTTAGGAGAGGAGGAAATAGTAATCCTATTGACCACATTGAAATACCTATTAATTTGCTGGTGGATATATAGTCAAAAATGATTTTTATTTTATATATTATATAATGTTAGGGTATGGAGATTTAGCAAGGGATGAAGATAAGATAAGACCAATAATAGCAAGAGTAGGTGGTAAGACGAAATTAGCAGACAGAATTATAAAATTATTTCCAGCAGACGAACTTATTAAAACTTATGTGGAGTTATTTGTAGGAGGTGGTTCTATTTTTTTTAAAAAAAAGGAAGCAGAGAAAAATGTTATTAATGATTTAGATAAGGATATATATAATGTCTATAGTGATATTAAAAAGGTTGATAATATTGATAATTTTGATTTTACTGCAAATGAAGATAAATTTAATAGATTATTAAATACAGATTATAAAAATCCAAAAGACAGATTATATAGAAATTTATATTTAAGTAAATTATCATTTATGGGAAATAGAAAAAGTTATGGTATCCATAAAGGTGTAAAAAATATGGGTAAAAATATATTATTAAATTATAAAAAATATCAGACAAAATTATTAAAAACAACAATATTAAATAAAGATTATAAAGAGGTTATTAAAAAATATAATAAACAAGATACATTATTTTATAAATATAATAAACAAGATACATTATTTTATTTAGACCCTCCTTATAGCGAACAAAAGAAATCTTGGGGTTATAAAGAAGGTGAGAATATTACTCCCGAAGAATTATTAGAACAATTAAAAACAATTAAAGGATTTTTTTTAATGTCTTATGATTACTCACCAGAATTAAAACGATTTTTTGAAAAAGATTTTATTGTTAAAATTATATCTACGAAATATGAAACCTCAACAAATCCCATTAATGTAAAAGAATTAATTATTATGAATTATACCCTATAAAAACAAGAGCAATTATTCAATCGTTAAGTATTTAAACAGATTTAATCAATAATTAAGAAAGTATTTAATAAATTATTGATTAAAAGTGTATAAAGATTTAATAAAAATATTTTTATATAGTAGATGCTTTTATAATCTATATATAATATAACTATTTATCTTAATAGTTATATTATATGTTCTTTTTCTGTTTAAACTCTTAATTTTCGTATAATCGCCCTTGTATTTATAGGGTCGCTATTCCATTTTTATAACTGGGATACTATCTCCATATAATATTAATCTTGATACATAGAAAAGCAACACATCATTACACCAATTTTCCCAATTCTTCGTCTTTTCTGTATGAAGTTCAATTAACTTTTCTTTGTTATATGTTCTCAAAAAAGATATTGACCCAATATATACTGCTTGTTTATCCTCTAAAGAATTATTAATCATATTTTTATAACAATCTTCTACCTCTGCTGATGTAGTTTTAACAAAAAAACATTTGAACTCTTCTTTAATCTCACTACAATCTAAAATAATATGTTCCATTTATATATACCCTATAATATAATCTTTATATTATTTTTTTTAATTATAAAAAAGAGAAGAAATATTATAGAAAAGAAGAAATGACAAAATGACAAAATCTGCCCCAAAATGAATAAGTCAAACATAACGAGAAAATTATTTAGAATAATTCCTCCAAATTTATTTTAATAATAATTATTATTTTTCAAAATAAAGGCAAAATTTGTCATTTCGTCATTTTAACATCAACGCCTATTTTCATCATATCTGGATTATCTCCTTCATCTTCACTTTTAATACTATCTAACACCTTGCTTTCTTTTCTTTTTGTAGGATCTTTATCCATAAAAAATTGAGATAAAATCCATTCATTTTTTTTCCAATCAATAGAGGTGTTTAAATCATCAAAATAAGACATAAAAGTTTCTACATCAGTGTATAAATCTTTTGTTCTATGATCCCAAGCATTAATATAATGTAAAAATGCACAACAATACCATCCACAAGCATTATTCATTAAACTTTGTATATCTTTATTTGTATTAGGCAAAAATTTAGCACAATTATTTTTTACAAATGCTTTAACGCTTTCACTCGGAGGTGCACCATAAGGATCAAAAAAAATCGGTTCAATTTTTCCATCTTTATATTTATTAACTTGTAAGCAAGTCCAGTGAGAACCTTCATTTAAATTTCCACCTTCATCCATACTATTATCTAAATTAATAATGTATCCAGTATTATATTTTAATTTTCTTGGTAATTCATCTTTAAAATATACACCTTCTAAAGGAAAGTGCATTTTTTTTGAAAGCATTTTTAAATCTCCGTCTGTTAGCATATATTATATTTAGAAATTAATTTTATATTTTAAACTTAATTAAACAGTAAAACGAGCAAATGCGGGTGGAAGAGTTTTACTAAACTGAAAATTCGCCGAAAAAGGTTGTGATTGTAATGCTTGAGGAGTATAAATATTTCCTCCGACAAATCCACCTCTACCTCCAATACTTGACAATTCTCTAAATTTTCCTTTATGAATTCCTTGACCACTAATTAAAACACCAAATCTATCATATTGAGGTTCTTTTTTAGGAAGTATAACTGAATTTGTTATACCATTTATAACAGCAGAAGATAAATTAGCGTTATCCCGTTGTGAAACAGAATCTATTAAATTTGCTTGTCCTAAAGTATTATATTTTTCTCCCGTTTGTAGAGATAACTGATTCATTAATTCATTTTGTGCCATTTGACCAGCAAGAGATGTTGCCGAATTTATATTACGAGGACCTCCAGCATTTGATTGCTTTTGATATTTTGAAGGATTATCTAAATAGTCTGTTGCTAAATATCCTAAAGTTCCAGCAGTTCCATAGATTGCTGGTATAGCACCTGCACCTAAACCACCCGAAGCAATAAGATCAGTAGCACTCAAAGCAGTCGCACCAGTTGCTAATCCTCCTAATATTCCCGCTTTTACTAAAGGTTTAACAGCATCACCTACTTTATATACTGCTTCTTTTACACCATATTTATCTAAAGTTTTATCAAATTTCTTTCCAAAAATACCCGTTCCTTTCATATGAGGAATAAATTGTTTATTTATAGCAATATCTTTCGGGGATAATTTCATTTGAAAACCTTTACCTTTTAAAAATGCTTTACTCGCCAAAGCATATGCTTCGGGATGAACAATAAGATTAAATCCTTTACCTTCTAATGCTGGTGAAATACGAACATTATGTCCGTTTTTCAATTTTGACAATTGACTTTTAGATGCTTTAATATGTAAAATATTTTCCATTATACATATTACTAAAGAAAAAAAGATTATGAAGATTTATTAATAATTAATTAATGTTATTATTTTTTTTGTTTCTATATTCTCTCGCTTTTAATTTTTTATATTCTTTCAATTTTTCTATTTCTTCTGGTGTAGAAGATTTCAATTTTTCTCTTTGTTTTTTTGCTCGTTCTTTTGCTTGTTCTTTTTGTTCTTCAGATAATTCTTTACGAGTTTCTCGTCTTTTTTTATTATCTTCTTCAATCTGTTCTGGTGTTCTATTTGCTCGTTGTTCTGTTTTTTTTCTATTATTATATTCTTTTAATTCTTCTTCTGTTTTTGCTTTTCTTTCTGGAATGCCTTTTGCTCTCCTATCATTCTTCGCCCATTCTGTTTTGTATGCTTTAAGGTCTGTTATTCTTTCTTTTTGTTTTTCCGCAGTCATATTTTCTATATTAGATGATTTATTATTATTTTGAGTTTTTTTATCAACCCATCTTAAATTATCTAATGAATTATTTAATTTATTCCTATCTATGTGGTCTATTTCTGGTAAATTATCTGGATTTGGAATATATTGAATTCCTAATAGACGATGAAGGAATCCTTTTTGAAGATTTCCATTTGTTAGTTTATAAAATAAATATCCATTTTCGTTTGTTTGAATTTTCATCATTTTTTTATACCAACAACTCCATAATTCTCCTTTTTGATTTATTTTATAAAATCCTTCAAATCC